AAAGTTGCTAAACATAGAATGAGAGAAATTAAGATGTGGTCTAAATTAAAAGGTGAGTTTAATGATGGATCATTTAATGACAAAGATGTTAACCAACATCAACTAGAATCATACGGGTTACAATATCACGAGAAAGCAAAAACATTAAATGAAAATTCAAGCGAGGCAGAAGTATTTAATGTAATGGGTCAATTACAATCACTACAAAGAATTAAAAAATCAGGTGAATTAGAAAGCAGTTATAAAGAACAAGATAAAATTACCCAACATGGAAAACCTAAAGTTTGATTTTGTATTTTTAGGTCAATCGATTTTAAAGTATCAAGTACCTCTTGATATATTTACTACGATTAATCAGATATACGAACAAAACTTTCATAATCTTGTACCCGCTAATAGTCAGTTAGTAGGTAAGATAAAAAATGAACATTCATTGTTTTATTATGGAGCTGATCAAACAAAGATGAAAAACCATAATATGTTGCCTAAAAATGTTACAGATTATTTTATGACTGTGTTTAAACACTATCTAGCATTTAATAAAATTAGAGATTATGACTTACACCTTAACTCTATTTGGGTTAATGAAATGAAACAACACGAATATAATCCAACTCACATACATAGGGGTATGTTGTTTACAGGACTATCAAGTGTAATGATTTTAAAACTACCATCAACATATGGTAAAGAATACTCAGCAGAACATGTACAACAAAATGGACGACTTCAAATATTGGGTGCAGCTAATGGTCAATTTGCAAAAATAGATTATCAACCACCAATGGACCTTAGAGATTTTTATATTTTTCCATATGATATGAGACACTGTGTATATCCATTTAACGGAACTGAGGAGACTAGACGAACTCTTGCTGCAAACTGTGATGTGCAATTTGATCCAATAAAAAACAGAGGTGCAGTATAATGGATAAACAATATTACATAGATAATCATATAGGCGTGTTTAAAAACTTTATGCCTAATGAAATGATAGATCATTATCTAAATTATTTTAATAAATGTGAGCAACAAGGTGCAGTATATTCAAGAAGCGAAGATGAGGTGTTAGTATCTGATAATGCAATCGATACTATTAAAGATACTAGTGTTGCAATGACCTATACTAATAAACCTTTTATAAGTATGTTTTTTAGAGACGTGTATCCTCTGTATGTTCAAAAATATTCTTATCTAAAACAATTATCTACTCACAACATATTAGAGGTTAAAATACAAAAAACCAAAACAGGTGAAGGATATCATCACTGGCATTGTGAGAATGCAGCGATGAAAGCAAGAAATAGAATATTAGCTTTTATGGTTTATTTAAATGATGTTACAGAAGGTGGAGAAACAGAATTTTTATATCAAAAGTGTAGATTTAAACCTGAAAAAAATACTATGTTAGTTTGGCCTGCACAATTTACACATGTTCATAGAGGCAATCCTCCTCTATCGAATGACAAATATATAATAACGGGATGGGTAGAATACGGATATTAATATGATTACAGAACCACGATGGAAATCTTATATAGTTGAGACAACACAACCTATCTTTACACCCGAACAATGTCAGATGATTATTGAAGCAGGTAGAAGCGAACCTAGAAATGATGCAGGAGTTGGAAATGCAAAAGGAATTAAAGGTGGAGTAGTAGACACTAAAACTAGAACCTCACACATTAGTTGGATACCATTTAAAAAAATGGCTGACATGTATAAAGATATTGAACGTATTATGAAAACTACCAACGGTAATCATTTTGGTTTTGATGGAATGACTATAACTGAAATGGCACAATACACCGAGTATCCAGAAGGAGGATTTTATGATTGGCATGTAGATAATGATGTTAATTGTCAACACGAACCACCGGTTCGAAAAATATCTATGACTTGTTTATTGTCACCAGAATCAGAGTTTGAAGGAGGAGATCTAGAATTAATGGCTGAAGGTAAGATTGCAAAAATAAAACAAGGACACGCTGTGTTCTTTGCATCTTTTATTAGACATAGAGTTAAACCAGTAATACGTGGTAACAGAAAATCTTTGGTTATGTGGTTTGGAGGCACACCATTTAAATGATGATTAAAGCTTCATACTTTCCAACTATTATATATGCTAAAGATGTTAACTTAGATAATAGACTTTTTGAAAAAGAAGTTATTGCTTGGGCTGATAAAGACAACGGCGTAAAAAGAACTAATGTAAATGGCTGGCATAGTCAAACTAATATGAATGAGATACCTGTATTTAAACCATTAGTAGATGAATTATTTAAAATGCAAATGGAAGTATTTCAAGAAGAATGGTTAGAAAGCGAACCTCATATGGGAAATATGTGGGCAAACATAAATCCACCAGGTGGATATAACCGACCACACGTGCATCCTAACGCTCATTTTAGTGGTGTGTATTATATTAAAGCACCTACAAATTCTGGACAAATAGTGTTTAATGATCCAAGAACAACATCTCACATGGTTATGCCAAGAAGAATACAAAAAACACCTCCATCACATTTATGGCGTGAGGTGCGTGTTGATCCATTAGAAGGGAGAATAATTATATTTCCTGCGTGGCTTTGGCATTGTGTTGAACCAAATTTAAGTGATGAAATAAGGATATCAGTATCCTTTAATTTTTTACAGAAAGGGTTTAATGTTTAAAAATTTAATTCATTGTTTTTCAATAGAAGAAGATATTAAAAATTTCAAAGAAAATTTAATTAAAGAATGTGTAGATCAAAGAAAAAAAGAAGAGAAGGGTTGTAATTTTAAAGTACAAACAAAACACATAGATAATCTTTATAAAATATTTATTGATTGTGCTAAAAAAATATTAAAACCTTTTACTATAAAAGATAAAAATTTTAAAGTATGGTGTTACATGACTGATAGTGTGTACAATGAAAATGGTTGGCATAATCATAAAAAATCTGCTACTATAAATTCTGTTATATATTTACAGATTCAAGATAAAGGCATAAGTTTTAAACAAGATAATGAACAAATATATTTTAAACCTGATAATGGAGATATGTTAATTTTTCCATCTTCTTTAAATCATAATCCAGAACCATCAACAAATAATAAAAGAATTAGTTTAAATTTAGAATTATTGTGTAATGAAAGTGAACAGGAAATTTTTAATGTTTAAAGATCACAAATATCAAATAATAAAGAATGCTGTATCTTATGATCTAGCTAACTTTATATTAAATTATTTTTTACTTAAACGAGATGCTGTTGATTTTATGTATAAACATAACTTACATTCACAGTCCCCTATCCTTGGAACATGGACCGATCAACAGATACCCAATACTTATTCATGTTATGCTGATTTTGCTATGGAAACTCTTATGATTAAAATGTTACCAGTAATGAAAAAACATACTGGCTTAGATTTAATACCAACATACTCTTACGCTAGAGCTTATAAAAAAGGTGATTGTTTACACAGACACAAAGACAGACCTAGTTGTGAGATTTCTACAACAGTCAATCTAGGAGGAGATCCTTGGCCTATATTTATCGATGGTACAGGTGCTAATAATGTTGTTAACGAAAGACAAAATATTGTAAAACCCAACGCTCCAAAAGGCACAAAAGTCTTGCTTGAAGTAGGTGATATGCTAGTATATAGTGGTTGCGAACTCGAACATTGGCGAGAGCCTTTTGACGGGAACATTTGCGGTCAAGTATTTCTACATTATAATCATGTAAATGGCCCATTTGCTGATAAAAATAGATTTGATGGAAGACCTATGTTGGGTCTACCTTCATTTGTAAAATAGTATTATAATGGAGTCATATGCTACAAAAGATAGGGTTTCAGCCTGGTATCAACAAACAATTAACACCTACTGGAGCAGAAGGTCAATGGACCGACTGTGATAATGTACGTTTTAGATATGGCACACCTGAAAAAATAGGTGGTTGGAAACAATTAGGAGATGATGCACTAACTGGTGCAGGTAGAGGACTTCATCATTTTGTAAATAGTAAAGCTAGAAAATACGCAATCATCGGCACAAACAGAATTTTATATGCATACTCAGGTGGTGTGTTCTATGACATACATCCTATTAAATCTACAACAACTCTTTCTAATGCATTTACCACGACTAACGGATCACCGACTGTTACAATAACTTTTTCAGGATCTCATAATATTAATGAACAAGATATAATCTTATTAGATAATTTTACTGCTATTACTAATTCTAATTACACAGCTACTGATTTTAATGATAAAAAATTTATGGTAACAACTGTACCATCAAGCACAACTATAACTATTACAATGCCATCAAATGAAAGTGGATCTGGTGCAACAACATCAGGTGGTATAAGAGTACAACATTATTATCCTGTAGGACCAGCAGTACAAGCACAAGGTTTTGGTTGGTCACTTGGATCATGGGGTGGTGAAGTAGCGGGTGAACCTACAACTACATTAACAAATGGTATAAATAGTTCTGTTACAACAGGAATTATATTGGGTGATGTATCTCAGTTTCCAGATGCAGGTACAAACTTCATAAAAATAGATAACGAAGAAATTTCATACACAGGTATATCTGGTAATGAACTTACAGGTGTAACAAGAGAAGTTAGAGGAACTTCTGCTGCAGCTCACAGTGGTGGAGCAACTATTACAAGCACAACAAACTTTGTAGCATGGGGAGAAGCTGCATCAGGTGACTTAGTTCTTGAACCTGGTATGTGGTCA